AGGGCAGAGGGACTTTACAAGCCACAAGACCTTATACTAGAAAGCAATCTACCAAAGACCACACCAGTAGAAATGCCGACATTTTCGCCAACAGAAGACAACGCAGTAGAAATGCCCAGATATTCGCCAAATATAAAAGACTTTACCGACATTATCTTTGATCCTTTCAATCCCGTAGACTACGCATCCCTTGGTGCTGGACCAGGAGGCAAACTTGCAATCTCTGCAAACAAAGCCAGAAAGCTTGTTGAAAGATTAGCAACTATTAGAAAACAAAAAAAACAAGCTGCTGGAGATTATCGCAGAGGACAAGCAGAGTTGCGTGAAAACGAACCGCAAGGTGGGACCTTAATGGATAAATCAAGAAAGAAATACAACAACCTTTCAATTGAAGAACAAAAAATAAAAAAAGAATTAGAAGGATACCAACTGGATTTATTTGATGGCGACTAGAGCAGAGGTACTTGAGAAACTAAAGACGGCAGCTGCTGAAGGCAACATTCGTGAAACGTATCGTGAGTTTGAAGAACTGCCGATTGTAGATCAGTTAGCTATTAGTATTTCTCCTGGTGTAGGGGATGCACTTGCAGTCTACGAAGTTGGAGAGTTTGCAAAGAGAGGATCTGAAAGCTTAGAAGAGGATAGTTTCCTTGGAGCTTTGGGTAATTACGGATTATCTGCATTAGCAGCAGCTAGTTTAATTCCTATTTTTAGATTGTTTAGAGGAGCTAAAACTATAAAGGCTGTTCCTAAAACAGAAACTAAATTATTAGAAAATTTGGAACCCACTAAGGTTGTTGAAGAAACCACAAAGGATCTTCCGGTCCCTAAAGTTGAAGAGTTCAAACCGTTATCTTTAGATGAACAAATGTACCCAGGTACTATGTTTGACAATAAACAAGTAGGCAGACCTGCCGGAGATATGGTTTCTTTTGCGGACCCAAATTTAGTAAACAAAGGATTAACTTCAAAGGCCGCTAGGTTTGTAAATACAAGCAAAAAACTGCCCAATCAAGGTAAGGCACAAGCTTTTATAAATCAAATTAAACAAAGTGGAGTGCCTGAAGGTGAATTAAGACTACTTAATTTAATTGATGAAACAGGCGAAATACATCCTAAGTTAATGAGTGAACTAGAAATAAGAAATCCTCAAGGTAAAATTACCCGACAAAGATTAGCTAACTATATTAAATCTAACCAACAGGGAGCCTTGAGCAGAAGGCGTGTAAATAATAATCAAGCTGATAGTTATGTAGAGGGTCCTGGTGTTAGTGGCATAAAAGAAAACACTTACCACATCAAAGGTTTAGATAGAAAAGAAAATTTTTCTCATTACAGCAATATTGATGAACATAAAGAAAATTTTGTTTTTGACAGTATTGCTAATTTAGATTTAAGAGTTGCAGCTCGTGGGGAAAATGAACTAGGTATGGCTGTAGATATACAAAACTTTGTAGGTGGAGATAATTTATTAAACGTAGCAAGAATACAGTCTGACTACGCAGAAGAAGTTGCTAAATTACAACAGTTAAATTTAGATGCAAAAATACAATACATTAGAGGGACTGATGTTTTTGATGACATAAAACGAAAGTTTATGACTGTAGATGAAATTATTGGTGTGGAGTCAGATATGTTATCTGTTGTTAGGCAGTTTCCAAATATAAAAACAGGCAAAGAATTAAAAGCAAAGTTTTTAGAACAAATGGCAGACGAAGGATCTCAAGTCTATAAAAGATATATAGATATTAGGGGTATAGGTGGTGCAAGAGAATTTTCAAGAAATGTGTTAAAAAAGAAAAGATTATTTAAAGAAGAAGATTTTGAAAAATTATTACTTGTAGTTGAGGAAGCCAGTTTAAGATACCCAGTAACACCTTACGTAGATGCTAAACAAATAGCCGTTTTGAAAAAAGGCTTAAATGAATACAACCAAAACGTACCTAAAGTTAATGAGCTAGCTCAAAAGAAATTTAAAATACAAAATGAATTAAAAGAATCTGGGTTAACACCTAACTCACCTTCTTATTTGAGAATAAGTGATGAACTAGCAGAAATAGATAAACAAATAGCTGATCTTGTTCCTGCTAATAGCTTTGGTAATTTTAGTGGATTTACTTTAACCAAAGCAGATTTAGAACAAGCTACAGGTAAACCCTTTACTGAATCACTTGATAAAAGTGTGGATGAAATATTCTATACTTTAAAGGAAACAACGCCTGTAGATGGAGTCAACCCAATCATTCAAAAGTATGGACTAGGAACACCTGAAGAAAGAGCTTTAAATTATTTTAATGAAATGGTGAACAACAGCGACCAAACTTTTGATCTTGCTAATGGTCTTGGCATACTTAAAAGAGCTACTAAAATTAATCCTGATTTGCTTAGTGGATACGCAATAGACCCTTATGCTAAAGGTACTAGAACTAATGCTACAAAGTTGCCAATAAGATCTAACTTTTTAAGAGCAGTTACAGAAGGAAAAGATGGCATGTCTCTTGATTCAGCTGCCAAAAGACTAGGTAAAGAAGGGGGATCTGGTTATGACATATTGGAAACCACTTACAAAGAAGCTGAAGATGAAATATCTAAAATTATTAAAGAGCTTGGAGAGGATCCAAAAAAATACGTGAAAAAATTTAAAAACGAAAATTTTCCTACCGTTGATAATCTTGAAGGCACTTACGTTAAGATTGATGATCAAATAAGAGAGTTAGTGAAAGACAAAGGCGTAGACGCATTTAAGGATGGTGGTCCTGTCAGTATAGATAATATGTTAGCTAACTTATGAACCTAGCCCACCTCTCTGACCAAGAGATTAAAGAAACCTTAGTTCTGAAAGAACGTCTAGAGCTGTTAAAGAAACAAAATGGTTGCCAAGAAACATTCTTAGACTTTATTGATCACATGTGGCCAGAGTTTATTTGTGGCCGTCATCATAAAATATTTGCACAAAAGCTAGAGGATGTTGCTAATGGCAAATGCAACAGGCTCATCATCAATATGCCGCCAAGACATACGAAGTCTGAGTTCTGTTCTACTTACTTTCCTGCTTGGATTATGGGCAAACAGCCAAAGCGTAAGATTATGCAAACAACGCATACCGGAGAGCTGGCTGTACGATTTGGTCGTAAGGTTCGTAACATGATGGATACTGATGAATACAGGCAGATATTTCCAAAAGTTAATTTACAGGCTGACTCTAAATCAGCAGGTCGTTGGGAAACTGATAAAGGTGGCGAATACTTTGCCGCAGGTGTAGGAGGAGCTATTACGGGTCGTGGTGCGGATTTATTAATTATTGATGATCCACATTCAGAGCAAGACGCTCTTAGCCCTACCGCTATGGAAGCGTGTTGGGAATGGTACACATCTGGACCTAGACAACGTTTGCAACCAGGTGGAGCTATCATACTGGTTATGACTCGTTGGAGTTCTATAGACTTAACCGCAAAGTTATTAGATTCTCAACAAGAGGTGTCGGCTGACCAATGGGAAATAGTAGAGTTTCCAGCTATATTTCCTGAAACCAATAATGCTTTATGGCCTGAATTTTGGTCTATGGATGAATTGGAAAAGGTTAAAGCATCTTTGCCGGTACAGAAATGGAATGCACAATGGATGCAAACTCCTACTTCTGAAGAAGGTTCTATTGTTAAAAGAGAATGGTGGAACGCTTGGGAAAGCGAAGTTTTACCGCCAGTTAGTTATATCATTCAAAGTTATGATACTGCGTTTAGTAAAAAAGAAAACGCAGACTACTCTGCTATCTCAACGTGGGGCGTATTTAAACCTACGCCTGATTCTCCTGATTGCATAATTTTACTAGATGCACAAAAGGATCGTTGGGATTTCCCAGAATTAAAAAGGGTAGCATACGAAGAATATCAATACTGGGAACCTGATATGGTATTAATTGAAGCCAAGGCATCTGGAACACCTTTGACACATGAACTTAGAAGATTGGGTATACCTGTAGTTAACTACTCACCAACTAGAGGACATGACAAATCTACTAGGATGCATTCTGTTGCACCTATCTTTGAGTCTGGTTTGGTATATGCACCTGAAAAGAAATTTGCAGAAGAGATGATAGAAGAGTGTGCTTCATTTCCTTTTGGTAAAAATGATGACCTATGTGATACTATGACACAAGCTTTAATGCGTTTTAGAGAGGGTGGTTTAGTTTCTCTTGACGATGATTATACAGACAAAGAAAAAGCACCAGTAAGGAGAATATACTACTAGGATTATGGCAATAGAAAAAGATATAAACCCAACAGTACTAAATGAAGAAAACCGAGTACCGCTTGGTCAAGAAAACATGAAAGTAGCAATAGAAGCAATCATGGAGTCTGGAACTGAGGATTTTGAAATGCAAGCAGATGGTAGCGCTATTCTTGGAGCATCAATTACCGAAGAAGTAGATACTGATTTTGATAGCAATTTAGCTGAAGTTTTAGATCCTCAAGAATTAAGAAATATTGCAAACGAATTAATTGCAGGAATAGAAAAAGACAAAGCCTCTAGGGAAGATTGGGAAAAAACATACAAAGACGGTTTAGAATACCTTGGGATGCGGTTTGATGCTGAAAGGTCTGAACCTTTTGCGGGCGCAAGTGGAGTTATTCATCCTTTGTTAGGTGAAGCCGTAACAACTTTTCAAGCGCAGGCCTATAAAGAACTATTGCCGTCTGGCGGTCCAGTTAAAACTCAAGTTATAGGTTCCTATGATTCTTTGATAGAAGAACAAGCGCAAAGAGTTAAAGAATTTATGAATTATCAAATTACTCATGTAATGGAAGAGTTTGATGAAGAGTTAGACCAAATGCTTTTTTATCTACCTTTAGCAGGATCGTCTTTTAAAAAAGTTTATTATGATGAAAGTTTAGGAAGGGCCGTATCAAAGTTTATTGCACCTGAAGATTTAATAGTTCCTTATTACACAACTGATTTAGAAACTTGTCCTAGAATTACAAACGTTATTAAGATTGCTGAAAATGAAGTTAGAAAACTACAATCTATGGGATTTTATAAAAAGATAGATATAAGTGGTGGTGATAGTGTTGACGAGTATAGTGGTGTTAAAGAAGAAATAGATAAACTTTCTGGTATGGAACCTTCATACGATGATGGCGAAGTATCTCTTTTATACGAAGTCCATTGTAATTTAGAGTTAGAAGGTTTTGAAGATACAGACGAAGAAGGTCAGTTAACTGGTATTAAACTACCTTATATTGTTACTATAGATACTAACTCAAATGATATTCTTTCTGTTAGAAGAAACTACAAGGAAAATGACACACTCAAAACTAAAATAGAATACTTTGTTCACTTTAAATTTTTGCCAGGTCTAGGGTTTTATGGTTTTGGTTTGACTCACATGATTGGTGGATTATCAAAAGCATCAACATCAATTATGAGACAGTTAATTGATGCTGGTACTTTAGCTAACTTGCCTGCTGGTTTTAAAACTAGAGGTATTAGAATTAGAGATGAAGATACCCCGATACAACCAGGTGAATTTAGAGATGTAGATGCTCCTGGTGGATCTTTAAGAGATTCAATACAACCATTACCTTTTAAAGAGCCTAGCGGTACCTTGTTACAATTATTAAGTATATTAGTTAATTCAGGACAAAAATTTGCTTCTATTGCTGAAATTAATACAGGACAAGGTAATCCAAACGCACCTGTAGGAACTACGCTAGCATTATTAGAGAGGTCTACGAAAGTATTGTCTGCTATTCACAAACGATTACATAACTCACAAAAGAAAGAATTTAAAATACTAGCAAAAGTGTTTCAAGAATACTTGCCGCAAGAATATCCATATTCTGTAGCAAATAATGAAACAACCATTAAACTTTCTGACTTTGATGAAAAAGTAGATATATTTCCAATATCTAATCCTGACATATTTAGTCAATCACAAAGAATTGCTATGGCACAAGAAATGATGCAATTGGTGCAATCTAATCCACAAGTACATGGACCTAACGGTACATATGAAGCTTACAAAAGAATGTACTCTGCAATAGGTGTAGATAATGTAGAACAAATATTAACACCTCCACCTCCTACAGATCCTTTACCTTTAGAAGCTGGATTTGAAAACAATCAATTATTATTAGGACAACAAGCTCAAGCATTTCCACAACAAAATCATGATGCTCATATTGCAATTCACATGTCTCTGTTAAACACGCCTCCGGTGCAAATGAATGCTCAAGTTCAAGCTTTGATACATTCCCATATTATGCAACATTTACAAATGAAAGCTGACATTCTTGGTGAGCAACAAATGCCACCAGAAGTTATGCAACAGTTTCAACAGTTGCAACAACAAGCTCAACAAGCATCTCCAGAAGAAGCACAAAATTTATCTTTGCAAGCAGGTGATTTATTAGCACAATTTTCAGCACCAATACTTGCTGAATTATTAGTTGAATACAACCAAAAGGTTGCATCACCTCAAGATGAAGATCCATTAGTTGCAATTAGAAAACAAGAACTTGCTTTAAAAGGTCAAGAGCTTTCTATAGAACAACAACAATTTTTAACTCAAGAGCAAAGAAAAACAGAGGAAGCTCAACAAAGAATTAATGTTGATAGAGAACGAATTGATGCTCAAGAAGATATTGCAGAGTTAAGAGATGAAACAGCTAGGGCCAGATTAGAACAACAAGCAAGGTTTAAAATGTTAGACCAAAAAAATAAACAACAATAGTGCCTAAGACTTTTGACGTACATAAAATTGAAGGTGTAAAGAAAAAAACTTCTATAGGCAACAGTCCTTTAAGCAGAGGAGCAGGTACTAATAAAAGAAAAACTAAAAAAAAATACCGAGGTCAAGGTAAATAAAAACTTGCAAATAATTTATTTGTACTGAATAATTGAAATCATGATAAAAAGAACTGATATTAACCAACAAAAAACTCCTACTGTAATGAAGAATAAAAATCCTTACAGTAACAAAGGTTCTGTGCCTCTTAAAACAGATGCAGGTACTTTTGATGCCAATACTTCACCTAAACCTGGAATGGGTAAAGGTAAAGCTAGAGGTATGGGCGCTGCTGAATATGGCGGCAAGTTTTCTGGTGTTTATTAGGTGTCGGTAGTTTGGATAAGCCAAAAATTTTTAAAAGAAATTGAGGCCCAAAAAGAAAGCGTAAAAGATGTAATCTTAGCTGGCACTAAAGATTATGCGCAATATCAGTATCTGTGTGGACGTTACAGTTCTCTAGTTGACACAGAAAATTCATTTAGAGAACTGCTAGGAAAAATACAAGAAGATGTCGAAGATACACATACCTGAACATGTTGCTCAAGCAATAGAAAAAGATAAGACTCCAGAAACAGAAAATTTAGAAACAGAAGAAAACTCTACGGTTGAACAAATTGTTCCTTATGTAGAACAAGAAGCCAGAGTTTTAGATCCAACTCTCCTAGACAAATCAATTTTAGAAAGAATGCCTCAACCTACCGGTTGGAGGATACTTATTCTTCCGTATAAGGGAAAAGCAGTAACTGAAGGTGGAATACACCTAGTACAATCACAAGTTGATAGAGAATCTTTAGCAACTGTTGTGGGGTATGTCGTTAAAATGGGTCCTGATTGCTATAAAGACTCCAGTAAATTTACTGAGGCTTGGTGTCAGGAAAAACAATGGGTATTAATCGGCAGATATGCTGGCGCTCGTTTTAAACTCGGAGATGAATCTGAATGCAGAATCATTAATGATGATGAAGTGATAGCTACTATATTAGATCCTGATGATATTCTTGCAGTATAAGGAGCAAAAATGAACGAAGAAGCAAAACAAGAAGAGTTAGTAGATGAGGGAGAGGTTGTTGAAGTAGACCTACCCGAAGAAAAAACTAGCGGTAAAATAGCAGACGTTGTAACACCAGATGAATCTGATGAAGAAGCTGATAAAGCTATTGAAGATGTGTCACAAGAACCAGAAGAAAAATCTGCTGAAGAGTTAGAAGATTATTCTGAAAAGGTTAAAAAAAGAATTGGAAACCTTACTCGTAAATTAAGAGAAGCTGAAAGAGGTCAAGAATCCGCTTATGAATATGCAAAAAGAATTGCAGAAGAAAACCAACAATTAAAAACTAGGTCTTCTGCTTTAGATAAATCATATCTACAAGAAGCAGAAAGCAGATTAAAATCTCAAAAAGCCCAAGCATTAGCAGCATTAAAAAATGCACACGAAGTTGCAGACTACGAAAAAGTTGCAAAAGCACAAGAAGTTCTTGGGAAAATAGCTATAGAAGAGAACAAAGTATCTGATTCAAAAGTTGTAATTCAACAACAAGAAGAATTGCAAGAGAATTATCAAAATTACTATCCTAACCAGGCCCTTCAAAATCAAACACAACAAACCGTTGTCCCAGAGTTAGTTGGGAAAGATAAAGAGTGGGTTGATAATAATGAATGGTTTGGTCAGGACGAAGTAATGACTATGGGAGCTATGGCAATCAACAAACAATTAGCAGAAGAAGGGTTTGACCTTGGTTCGGAAGAGTACTATAGTGAGGTTGATAAGAGAATTCGTGAAGAATTCCCGCAGAAGTTTGATGAATCTTCTGTTAAATCTAAGCCTCAACAAAAAGTGGCTTCAGCAGGCAGAGTAGCTGGTAATACTAGCTCGAATAAAAGACAAGTAAAATTGTCTCCATCTGAAGTTCAAATGGCTAAAAGATTAAACGTACCCTTAGGTGAGTACGCTAAATATGTTAAAAGGTAAAACTATGACAGAAGATAAAAAAGATATAAACAGAACACCACGTTCTGCCGACACTCGAGCTAAAAAAGTTGCT